GCTTGTACAGTATCTGCTGAATCACCATATTTTGCTGTAAGTTCGTCTTGAACTCTTTTCTTTTCCATCATAACAGATAATTGTTCTTTATCCATTCCATATGATGCTGCGGCTGCTGCTTTTTCTTTTTCAGTCATTTGAGCGAACTCTTCTTGTCCACCCACACCTTTTAATATTTCTTCAGCTATTTTCTTTTGAGCTGCTGCTCTTTCTTCATCACTACGAGCAGATTCTAATTGTAATGCTGCAGCTCTAACTGCATCATTATTCATATCTCTACCCAACATCACTCTAGCCTTAGCAGCTGCTTTCATATTACCTTCGATATCCAAAACATTATTTGCTATGTTTTGAATTTCTTCCATATTAGTACCCTGCTTAATTAAAGCAGCATTACCTTCTAATATAACATCCAATTGTTCCTGAGTTTTACCTCTCAGTTTACTCATTTGGCCTGTCATACCTTCCATCATCTTTTTGGCGTTTACACCATGCTTTTCTGCTAATTCTTTTATATGGTCACCAACATCCCCAGCTTCCATTCCTGCATTTTGGAAGGTAGTTACTAAATCAGTTGCCGATGCTGCATCTCCTGTAAGTGATGCTACTTCAGTAACACCTTTTATCATATCTGATGTTGCTGCGTTTACATTACCAAACTTTTCAGCGATTGCTGATGCTGATGATGCTAATGCATCTGAACCATACAACATTCCAGTTAAACTAAATGATGCTGCATCAACACTACCTTTAAGTGTTATAGCTTCTTTTACACTCAATCCCTGCTGAGTAACCATATCTTTCATTGTATCTATATGAGAGGTTAGTGATGCTCCAACATTTTCAAATGCTTTATTCATAGCAAGAGCGGCTACACCACCCTTAGCTATTGCTTGTTCTATTTCTGTATCTAATCCGAGAATATTTCTGGTTGTACCCATCAATTCATCTTTGATGCCGGCCTGTTCTCTATTTGATTTTAAAATTTCTTCAGTAAAGTCTAATTGATTTATTAGATGGGCGTTTATTGCTTCACCCTTTTCTTCAGCTTCTTTTATTAATTCTAATTTAGCTTTTTGTACTGCTTCAATTTGAGAATTAATTTTTTCAGATTCAGATTCTAATTTAACAGTTTCTGCTAAACTTGCTGCTAAATCCTTTTGTGTTTGTTTGGCATCGTTAGAAATCTTACCTTTGACTTTAGCCAAATCAATAAGTGAATTAAGCAGACCACGCTCCTTTTCCCTCAGTTTAAGTTCTTCTTTAACTGATTCGTTGAAACGCTGTTGGTCTTTTATTTTCTTTTCTGATGCCATAGAGTACTTCTAACTATCTACCCATTTTTCTTCGTTGAGTATCATATGCTTTGAGAGCATTGTTTAGATTTCTTAATTTCTGTTGTGTAGCTTTATCAGGTGCTGATGCTATTACTGTTTCGATTTCGCTATCAATTCCTTTTAACTTTTGTGATAGTTTCTTACTTTTACTTCTGAAAATATCAAAAATACCTTCATCTAACCCAGCCTCTGTGAATAATTCTTTAAGTTCTGATAATTTTATATTTGCCATATTATTGTATCCCGTAATTGTTAGTTGTATATAAATATAGAAATACCCAACAAATCATCAAAAAATTCATTGGGTATTAATATTATCTTCTTCTTGATTTAGCTTTTGCCGATTCCTTATCGTATGCTTTCTTTTCTTCTTGTCTAAATTCTACGATTTTACCTATGTAGAACTTTCTAGCCCAAACCGGCATATTATAAACATCAGTAAAGTTGAATCCACCATTTCCGTGGAATATCAAATCAAAAATGTGAGAGTGTAAATGCTTCCTATAACTAAGATTGAGGCCAAAAAAACCCTAACCCCATGGGCAGTAGCATATCTCTCCCTTCCCCGGTCTCATCAGATATAAATTCATAAGTTAAATCAACATCTGGTACGACTTTGTTTATATGCGTTCTGAGAGCCCTTGAATCGGCCGCAAATAATTCGTTTTCTACGAAGTGATTGATTGTAGTTTGTTCTGTATCACCATCTACTGATACTATTGTATTTTTTAATCTGATAGTAAGTTGTTTGTCAGTCTTATCATTCAGCTTTCTAGATGCTTTCCTTTGTGCTTCTAATTGATGTTTGATTTTTCTTTCTTTACTTTCAGTTAATGCTTGAAAGGTTACTTTCCTTTTAGATTGTGGTAATTCAAACTCATATTCGTTTTTATGTAGTTCTGTTTGACCTGAACCATCATACTCTGTAGATTCAAATTGAGTTAAATCAATAACTTCTTTCTGCATCGTACCTGGTTGTGTTGGGTCATCAATCTCTACTTCATAATCTTTACCATATCCTAAGATTCTAGCCGCAATCATAATTGCGTTTTTATCACCTAATGTGATATCTATGTATTTTACAGGAGTTCCATCACCATTTGATATAATCAATGATTGAAACAATCTATCTAATACTGAACCATCTTTTATGTAAGATTGTGTAGTAAGTATATCCTCTTCTTTAGCTGTCATATACTTCATTTCCACTTTACCACTTGAAAGGGCGTTATCTTTTGAATAAACTAATCCTTTTGATGGTAAATCTACGATTTCTGTTGGGAATTTGTAATCAGAAACCTTTTTTTGCTCATACTGCTGTTTAGCGAGCTCAACCATATCCGCTGCGGATACTGGGTTTTTGTAATCATCTTGTAATTTTTCTTTGCTCATAACGTTTCTCGTTTTAAAACTTATTTAATGTTGGTTAACCTTATATAAATATACAAATAATATTAATTAAACTAATTAAACGAAAAAACCCCTACTAAGTTAATAGTAAGGGTTTCTAAATTTGTAATACTTAGTTTAATTTGGTAATTAGTATTGTAGTATTGCGTAATCGTATGCTAGTGTTAAATCTACAGTTGCGATATCTTCACCAGTATAGTCCATATCTGAGAACTTTGCTGTTTCGATAAATGCTCCTTTTAATGTCCACTCTTCTACTTTATCACCTACAGGACCCAAACTGTTAAATGTGATATCTTTTTTGTAGAAATCAGAGTAACCATCACGGCCTGTTACTGATTCGTGGTGTAATCTTACCCATTCCATTGCTGCTTGTGCTGCTGATGGAACTACCGGGTCATATAGTGATATACTTAAACTACTCCACTCACTTCTACCTTTTACATATCTTCTAACATTAATATGGTCTATGGTAACTTTACCATTTGCTATTTCTGGTCTGTTGGCGGCTTTCACTAAGTACGCTGGAATTCCTTCTATGTACATAATGAATCTGTTTGACATCTTCGGTTCGAATGATGTAAACATTACTTCTGTTGGGTCTAATAATTGTGCCATTTTTGTTTTCCTCTGTTTCTAATTCTTTAATATAAATATAGTTCTTTTTAAAAAATAGTTAGTTCCCCCAAAAATATTAGGGGAACTAAGATATTATTTATATACTATTCTGGAAATGCTGCTCCAGTTGGTAGTACGTTGAAGTCAAGAACTATAAATTCTGCTGTTTTAGCTGGTTGTAAGAATATCTCACCCACCATTATATTTCTATCGATTACATCTGGTGTGTTGTTGGTTTCATCCATCTTCACTCTAAATGCGTATAAACCTTGTCTTTGTTGAATTGATTCTAAGTAAGGATTAACGATTGATAGGAATCTATTTCTCGTAGCTGCTGTGTTGTTTTCGAACACTAAGTAACGAGTAGATGATGCGATGAATTTCTTCACTGCGATTAACAATCTTCTTACATTGATTCTATCCAATGCCGATGGTTTTGCTTGTAATGTTTTCTGTCCAAATACAGTTACACCCTGACCAGGGAATGTTGCGATAGGATTCAATCTACCTTCGTAAAGTGCATCTCTCTCAACTCTAGTCAATCTTGTCTTAGCTTCAATTACTGAAGTTAATCCACCTCTATTTAATCCAGCAGGTGCGAACCATTCGGCTGCAACTTGGTCATTAAATGCTATAACACCCGGAAGTACTACAGATGGCGGAACCCAAACAGGTTTGTTTTTGTCAGTATTCAGTATCTTAACCCAAGGGTAGTAAGATGCTACATAGTTTGAATCAAATGGTTGAACAGCGTTAACTGCCGTAGATATTGAATCACCCCATGCTGATGCATCCATAATAAAGAATGTATCTTGTCTATCTTCACACATATCTTTAGCAAATGTTGTTACTGAAGAATGTAATCTGTGGATAAGACCAGGAATTACTAACATATTGATATCAAATTCATCAGGATTAGATACAGCGTTAACTGCTTTTCTATATGCTAATGTACCAGCTGCTGTGTTTGATGAACAATCCCATCCTTGCGTATTTCCAGAAACAATATCGTTTCCTAAAGATACAACTCTAGAAGGTTTGAATCCATCAAATCCACCTTGAAATGGTACTAAGAACTTACGAGAGTTAATCGTAGTTTTAGCGTTATCTAATGATATTTTATCAGTATTTGGTGATGCTGATGATGGGTAGTTAGCTCCAGCTTCTTGGTTATAATCACCTAAATAGAATGCCGTACCTACTACTGCCGTTGCCGAATCAGGAGTTGGTGATAGGAAGTTTCTATTATCGTTAACTGCGAAATCAAAATCTAATCCGTAGAATTTCTTAGGATTATATGATTGATTGATTTGTTGGTTAGCTACCATAGTTGGTGATGGTAAATCTAATGCAGTTCCAAATGGATTTTGTAATGCTCCAAATCCGAAAGGTACTAACGTTTCATCAATTGCTTTATTCATAACAGCGTTTGATGCTTCAACTCTAACGTTTGCTGAGTTGTTAGCGTAATCACCATTTGTTGATAATTTACCATCTGCATCTACAGTTATGTACTTATCACCAATTACTCTTACGATATAATTTGGTGAATCAGGATCTAAGTTAACACCCTGAAAAGTTTCAACTAAGTTAGGTCTGATATCTGAATCAACCACTCCTACGAATGGTGAACCAGCAATCTTATCTTGGTCTACTCTTCTTACCACTACAGTAAACGAACCATACTCAGAACCAGGAACTGAACCAGCCGCTTTAACGTCTTGGATACCAATTTTGAATTCGAAGTTAGTTGCCGTACCATGTGATAATGTATGGAACTTAATTAAGTTAGTTGTGTTACCACCTACTTTTTGTGAACTAATCCACGGAGTAGATGCTTCAGTATATGCTTTAGTGTAATCGATATCTTTTGCAACATCAATTGTTACTACAGGAATCTCTCCAGCTAATTCGAATACTGATTTTTGGAATGTTTTAAAGTTACTTAAAACATACGCTTCTTCAGAACCTTTTGGAGAAAATCCAAATGATTTTGTGAAGTAGTTATCGCTTGATGGATTTAATGATGCTGAGTAATCTTTTGATACAGCTTCAGAGCCATTTACATTCAATGTAAACAACGATGCTGATACTGGTGTACTACCGAAATGGTCAGCAATTGTTGAATCATCAAATACATCTACATCTGATACGATTTCATGTGTTGGGTGTAATATTGCTACTACTTTCTCACCAAGTGATGATGATACTTTCAATGCTACTGGGTTTTCCAGAGTGTACCCGTCTTTTCCTAATACTCTAACGATTGTTGCTGTTCCAGCATCTTCTAAATAAGTTTGAGCCGTATATGGTAAATATGAATCTAAAGTCAATCCACCGAATACTTGCTGAAACTCTGAAAATGATGATACTGTCGTTGGAACGAATGCTGGTCCTTTTACTGTTGAACCTACTAATGCTGCTCCAATTTCGCCAATCCCTTGAGGTAGAAATGACAAGTCCTTTTCTCTTGTAAATACTCCAGGACTTACTATTCTTTCTGCCATTTTATTCTCCTATTAATTTCTTTTGGTTTTTATTATATCTATAAATACATCAAAAAACTCAAAACGATTATATTTATGAGATAGGTGTAAAAGTACCTTCTTCAATGTTAAACTCTCCTTCACCATATTTCTTTTGAAATTCTTCGGTGATTTCACGCTCTCCACTTCTTAAAGACTTAAACTTGTCAGATAAATTTGATTGAGCAGCTGTGATATTTTCTAGTATCATTACTGCATTCAAACGCTCTACCTCTATCTCACCAATTCTTGCTGTAACCTCAGCAAATTCGGTTCTGAACTCTTTAACTTTAGCAATATCTTTTTCATCGATATTGATAACTTCTTTTTCTTTGATTGTTTTTACTTCTGCCATAACTTTTGTTTTTAAATTTAATTATTATACTTTATGTGTATATAAATATGAAATTATTTTTGTAAAGATTAAATTTTTGGGTTTAATTTCCAAACAACTTTTGAAGAACCAAATGCTTTTGAAGTATTTATCTTCAATCCAGTCTGTTCTGGCACTATATATGCTTTGGCTGTAAGAGATACGTTAGCTTTTACTATTCTCTCTTCACCTACCCCATTAGTTGTATCAAATGAGTATGATTCACCTTTTATTTGGAATTTATATCGTTCACCAAATGTACCACCTTGAAAGTATATGATTTGTTCTACTAACTTATTCAAATCTTCCATAAAATCACACCATATTATAACATCGTATGTTAAATTTACATAATCAGGCCTATCTACTATGTAGCGTTCTGATACAGTTTGTTGGTCTGTAAGTTGTGAGAATGAATCGTATCTATTTTCTTTTGAATATGTTTTAACAAACGCTTGTGAAGAATCTAAATCAGTTCTAACTTTTAGTTTAGATATTTCAGTATTTACATCCAATGCGTTTCTTTTAAATGAAATAAGAGGTGTTTGTACTTTACCATTGTTATCTTTTAGAAACCCATCTCTCTGTGCTGATGACCAATTTTCTGCATTTGCATACATTACAGGAAC